GGGCGGAGGCGGCGTGGGCGGCGGAGGCGGCGGCGTGGTCGGAGGCGGCGTGGGCGGCGGCATATCGCAAACTGTCCGAGACACTGTTTGCGCTGATTGACGTGGAAGTAGAGTTCATGGAAGGAGAAGCGAAGTGAGTGTGACGAAGCTGCATAAGGTGACGGCGGCCGGAATGCCGTCGGACAAGGACATCATGCGCATCCCGCTGGCGCGGCACGGCGAGTTTGAACTTACCGACAAGGAGGTGAAGACGCTGCGCAGCCGCATCTACGCCTTGAACAAGGACAACGCGGGCGGCCGCCGCTGGCGCACGATGCGCGACGGTACTCTGCTCATGGTCTGGAGGATTCGCTGATGGCCGGTCGCAACGTGCGGCGGCCGTGACGGAAAAGTTCTACTACGTGCCTGAATACCGCGTCAAGGAGAACAAGCGATAGTTGCCGACTAGTCCGGGGGCGGCTATACTGGCCGCCCTTCTTTTCACAGGGAGCGTTAACCATGCCGAGCTTAACTGAGGCGCAGGCCGCCGCAACGACCATCAATCAATTCCTTGCCGGGCTTGCGCCCGCTCCAACGCCGACGCCGGTCCCGACCCCCGCCATCATAGCCGGCAAGCCGGTGCTGAACGTGCCCGCGCTGCGGATCCTGCCGTGCGTCGTGCCGCCCGGCGCTGGCGTGGCGCGCGTAGTGGCGCAGCTTGCCGCCCCCGCCCCCATGACCATGTCCTGGACCGTGCGTACGGCCAACATTGACGCGGCGCGTTCACCGGACGGACAGAAGGCGTGGGCGGGTGGTTCCTATACCGCCATTCCGGAGCGCAGCGTCATGTTCCGCGTGGGCCAGACGGAGATGGTCTTTGAAGTGCCACTCAAGGACATGAAGCCGGGCTGGGAGATCGCCATCATAATGGCGAAGAACGAGGACTATCCTCAAGTAACGCCAACCGTCAGCGGCAAGATCACGTGCGTAGAAGGAGCGCTGCCGAACGCCATTGGCTACAGCCCGCCCGCGCCGTTGCCGCTACCGCCACTTGGCCGGTTAATACGAACGACCGATTTCATCAACGGGTTCAGTACGAGCCCGCAGGGAAGCATCGGCAGCTTCGCCACTTGCAACGCCATGTGGGACGACGGCGGGCGCTGGATCAATGATGAGCTTGGCATCTACGGCGACCCGAGCATCATCAAGGGCGTCGACCTGTTCCCATTGATAAATGGCGCGCGCCACTTGGCAATTCATCAGGTGCCGCTCTACGTCTGGAAGGGCCGCCAGTTTGCCTACGTGCAGCCGATGCTATCAACGATGAATATGATCAGCACCTGCTACGGCGTCTTTGAACTGACGTTCACGCTGCCGCGTGAGGCAGACGGCAACCTGATCATTAATCGTGGCGTGTTGTCCGCGTGGTGGCAGGTGGACGCCAGCGGCAAGAAGTGGCCACCTGAGCGTGACTTCTTTGAGCAGTACCCGGCCGAGGACCGTATGACATATACGGACCACTGGCTGGACAATGGTGTTCACAAGAAGTTCATTCGCAACCCGTGGATGGGCGACATGGGCATTGACCGCCGTGGCGAACTAACGGTGACGGTGGAGTGCCGCCCGGACGTGCAGCGCACGTGGCTGAACGGTAAGCTGCACGACGAAGCGCCGAATATTCACAACTACTTCATGATGCACATCTGGTCCATGGCGCTGGGCGGTGAAGCGGCGGGGAGCGTTAGCAAGGTGTTCAAGTTCCCCATAACAATGGCGCTCAAGAACTTCACCGCGTGGGAGTTGGGAGTATGAGGACGCTTTGGTGCATCCTCGCCCATTGGGCGTTCCATACGTACCGCTACACGGTTACGAAACGCAGCTTTCACGGCAAGGTCGTCAGCACGTCCTACCGATACCGCTGCGCGCACTGCAACGCCAAGGTTCCATTTATGAGAAGGGGGATGTAAGATGCCGCTTCTACACAATGTCTGGTGGGTCGTTCTAGCGCAGGGGATATTTCTATACTTCGGCGCTATATACGTCGCTGCCTTCTATCTATGTTTGGCGCAGTGGGCGATAGAAGCCGGGCAGGCACTCGGCCGTACAATGGCGCGTAATATTCACAGGGGGGTATTCTAGATGGTGAATGTACGTGATAAAATTGAAGACGACGGCCGCGCGCTGCGCGACGCCATTCGGCAGATTATATTCAACAACTACATTGGTGTTTCCGCCAGCCAAACCAAAGCTGAGCGCTGCGCCGATAAGGTGATTGAGTGCCTGCTGATCCATTACGCGCAGTTTGAGGACGGCGAAGTGGTGGACGGCCCTGTCAGTGGAGAAGAGCAATGAACGCAACCACACAGCAGATGGAGGTTGAGCTTAGGTCGGTCGAAGCCTTCGCCCGCCACCGCACCCAATCCGAACCCCGCACCGCCGCCGCGATGGGTGAGGAGAAGGCGGAGAAGATTGCGCGGATCATCGATCCGAGCGCGTGGGCAGTCATGGACGGCTACCTAGAGCAGACCAAGCGTAAGTATCGCGGGCAGAATGTTGCATGGCCCGCCGACCAATTTAAGCACAAGGAAAGCATGGCAAAAGCCCGCGCCATATTGGCCACCCTATCCCCCACCGGGGAGGAGAAGGCGCTGCGGGAGGAGGTGATTGCGGAAGCGCTGGGTTGTGAACCAGAGGACTTTATCGCGGAGGCTCGTCTCCATGCGAAGGATATGCCCCGGTGCATCCAGCGTGATTATTTGAACGCCGCCTTGAATAAGCTGGAACGTCTGTTGGCCGCCCTGCGCGAAGGCGGGGCGGGTAGATTGACACGGGGGCAAAGTAATGGCGAAGATAATAATTCGTAACCGGCGCTTCTACGAAGTAAAGGAAGACGGCTCCCAAGAACAGATTTGCTTTAGGAGCGAATATATTAAGAACCCTTTCCAGCGCGACGTATCCTTTAAGCAGTACCTAGCGCAGCGTTAGATAACGTAGATTAGCTGCACTGCGGTAAGTGCCGGAAATACTTGCTTTATACCGGCCCCGAAAAGTAGTGCTTGCGTTCCAATCTGGCACACATTACTTAACTCGGCTGGGCGTCGCCCGGTGGTTCGCAGCGCGGCTCTTTGCTCGCGTATAACAGCGTTCCGCCGGGCGGCGCTCAAGGGGTCTTTGCGAGGGCAGAGAAGCATGGGGGTTCTATATGCACGGAGGGGTTGCGGCCGGTTGGACGGAGCTTGGGAAGAGCAAGCTGGAGTCCAGTGGCCTGACTCTGGAGATCGGCAAGCAGCTTGGCATGAGGGAGGCCGTTTCCGCCGCCCAACTGCATCCCGGCTTCGACGCGCGCCCGGCGCTGGTCATCCCATACTTTGACATTGAGCGGCGGCCCTTGGCCGCGCACAAGCAATGGCCTGACTTCTACCGCATCCGCTACTTGCAGAAGGGCACGGACTTCAAGTCCATAGCTGAGGACAAGGAGCGCCGCTATGCGCAGCCCCCGGCAACGGGCGTCTGCGCCTACTTCCCAAAGATAGCTGACTGGAAGGCGCTGGCGAAGGACGTCACGAAGCCTATATTCATCACGGAGGGCGAGCTCAAGGCCGCCGCCGCTTGCTTCCAGGGCTACGACACCATCGGTCTCGGCGGCGTATGGAACTTTCGCTCAACGAGCATGGGCCACTTCTTCCTGCCCGAGCTTCAGAAGATTGAGTGGTGTCAGCGCACAGTCCACATAGTGTTTGACAGCGACTACGCCACGAACCCTAACATCTGCGCCGCCATCGGTAGTCTAGCGCAAGAGCTTGAGGAGCGCGGGGCCATCCCCCACGTCATAGGCCTGCCGCAGCTAGTGGAAGGGCATAAGACCGGCCTGGACGACTTCTTCATGGCGGAGCCCGTGGAAGCCTTTGAAGAATTGATAGGGCAGGCCGAGCCACTGGGCATGACGCGGGCGCTATGGCAGGTCAACAAGGAAGTGATGTACGCCGAGGACCCCGGCATCATCATTGTTGACGAAAGCGGGCAGAAGATGGCCCCCGGCCACTTCAAGGAGCATTCCCGCTGGTCCACCGCCAGCACCGTGCAGCGCAAGATAAACAGCGAGGGCACCGTAACCTTGCATAAGGTCCCCGCCAGCCAAGCATGGATCAAGTGGCCCATGCGCCGCAGCGTGAAAGGGTTGACCTATGTGCCGGGCGCGCCGCGCATCACTGACGAGGGCGAATATAATCAATGGCCGGGGTGGGGCGTCAAGCCGGTGGAAGGGGACGTCAAGCCGTTTGAGGAGCTCGTGAAGTTCCTGTTCAAGGACATGGAAACGACGTCCCTCACATGGTTCCTGGATTGGCTGGCCTACCCGTTGCAGAACCCCGGCGTCAAGATGTTCTCAGCCGTTGTGATGCACAGCGTCGTACAGGGCACAGGTAAGAGCCTTATGGGCTACACGATGGGTGAGATATACGGCAAGAACTTCAAGGAAATCAAGGATAGCGACATTGGGGCCAACTTCAATCAATGGGCGGAGAACCGCCAGTTCGTCATGGGCGACGAGATCACAGGAAACGACAACCGTCAGCACGCAGACGCCCTCAAGCGGCTTATTACCCAGCGAACAGTGGAAATCAATGTCAAGCACTTACCGCAGTACACTGTCCCCGATTGCATCAACTATTTCTTCACCTCCAACCACTGCGATGCGTTCTTTCTGGAGGACACTGATAGAAGATTCATGGTTGTGGAAGTTGTTGGACAGCCCCTAGACAACGCCTTCTACGAACGGTACGACAAATGGCTGTGGGAGGAAAAGGGCGCTTCTGCTCTGTTTCACTGGCTGCTGAAACGCAAGATAAGCAAGCACTTCCGCCCGGCAGCGCCCGCCCCGCATACGGCGGCCAAGGAGCGCATGATACTCAGCGGCAAGGGCGACTTGACAATGTGGGTCCGTGAGTTGCTGGAGAATCCGCAGCAGAAGCTGTTCTTTGGCAAGATGAGCTACACGCGGGACCTCTTCACCAGCAAGGAACTCCTGCGCATGTACGAGTCGCAGTTCAGCCCCGGCAAGGTCACTTCGGTGGGCATGGGCCGAGCACTGGCGGCGGCGGGGTGTCCGATAATGGACGGGGGCAAGCCGCTACGCGCGCCGGACGGCGCGGCGGGGCGCTACTATGCCGTCCGCAACCTGCAAACATGGGCGCGGTGCAAGGACCGCAAGACCATGGAGAAGAACATTGCCTTGCAGCCGATTACAGGAGGTACGAAATGATCATCAGCCGCAAGAAGGCAGAGGAGGCCGCCGCCGTGCTGGAGATCAGCCTGGAGGGCCTCACTAAGGACGCCGCCAAGGCGGCCTATCACGCCGCCGCCCGCAAAAGCCATCCCGACCTCGGGGGCAGTGCGCAAGCGTTCGCCCGCGTGGATTGGGCGAAGCACGTCGTGAACGGCTGGCTGGATAGGGAAGAACCGCCTCGCCCTGTACACCAAGCGCCGAAGTGCGTGGTTTGCGACGGGGAGGGGCGCATCCGGACGCAGCGAGGCTTCAAACAGTTCATACGCGCCTGTGATAAATGCCACGGCACCGGGGACGCGCAGTACGAGCCCGATTTAGGGGCTATGCCGTAGCTTTAATCCAGGTTATGTTTCAACTGCCCCTCGGGGTCTAACATGCGAAGGAGTGAAAAATATGAAACTGCCGAAATCCCTCGGCGCTTGCGTGGACCTGTACCACGACATGCGTGAGAAGCGCTTGGCCGAAGACAAGAAGGTGAAGGCCATGAAGGTGGAGGAGCAGGAAATCTGCGAACACCTTATCAACAACATCTCCAAGAAGGACGAGGGCGGGGCCGTTGGCAAGCGGTTCAAGGCCATCGTCAAGAACGAAGACGCTTACACGGTGGAGGACTGGGACAAGTTCTACGCCCACATCAAGAAGACCGGCCAGTTTGACCTCCTGAACCGTGCGCTCAATCAGGCGGCTGTGAAGGAGCGGGTGGAAGAGCAGCGCCCGGCGCGGCCGAAGCCCGGCTGGAAGCCCAAGCTGCCGCCCGGCGTCGGCACGTTCAACGTCACGAAACTTTCTGTCACCAAAATTTAACCAAGGAGCCTAACGTGGCACGAGCAAAAGCACAGACAACTGAATTGGCAACGTGGGATGAAGAGCTCGCAAAGCTGGCCTCGGCTGGCGCGGGCCTGACAAGCAGCGGCGGGGGCGGCAAGTTCTTCACGCTGCGCGCGGGGCAGATCTCTTACGACGATACGCCGCTGCCCGGCAACCAGATGGCGTGTATCATCGTGGCGTGGTGCCTGGAGAACGTCTATTACGAAGGCGCGTTCGACCCCGACAACCGCACGCCGCCGACGTGCTTCGCATTCCACAAGGACCCGGAGACCAAGGACGAGATGGCTCCTCACCCGTCCGTGTTCAAGGAGGACTGCTTCACCCCGCAGCACGACGGGGAGTGCAAGGACTGCCCTATGAACGAATGGGGCAGCGCCGACAAGGGCCGGGGCAAGGCGTGCAGCAACCGCCGCCGCTTGGCGATCATTCCGGCGGGCAGCTACAATCGGCAGGGCAAGAGCAATAACTACGACCTTGAGATGTTCGACGACGAGGCGCACTACAAGTCCGCCGAGGAAGCGTACCTCAAGGTTCCTGTCACGAGCGGCAAGAACTTCGACAAGTATGTGCGTGAGCTCTCGGAGGAGTTCAAGAGGCCGACGTTCGCCGTGTTCACGCGCATCTGGAGTGAGCCGGACCCCAAGTCGCAGTTCAAGCTGAACTTTGAAATGCTGGACCTTGTGCCCAACGAACTGATGGAGGCAGTGTTCAAGCGGTACAAGGATCTCAACGAACGCATTGATTTCCCGTACCTGCCGCCGTCTGACGACGAGGAGGAAAAGCCCGCCAAGCAGAACGCCAAGCTGGGCCGCCAGAAGGCGGTCAGCGCGGGACGCGGCAAGAGGAAATAAGGGCGCGGCCCCGGCGAGGAAGTGCGCCGGGGCTATGCTCGCAGGGGTTCCCCAACCTTTGCGAGTGTCGGTGGGGCACCCCGAACCCGCGACCGGCAACTTCTTCGGGGGAAGATATGAAGATACCAGCCGTCTACGTTGTTGACTTTGAAACCAAGCCGATAGACAAGCGGCCTGAGTACCCGCCGAAGCCCGTGGGCGTCGCCATTCGGGAGCCGGGCTGGAAGAAGTCAAAGTATTTCAGATGGGGCCACCCGACGGGGAACAACTGCTCGCTGGCCGACGCCAAGCGCGCCCTCCAGGCCATCTGGAAGCCCACGAACCACATCCTCTGCTTCAATTCCAAGTTTGACGTTGACGTGGCGGAAACGCACATGGGCTGCAGGCGCCTGCCCGCCTTGAACATGCACGACGCCATGTTCCTAATGTTCCTGCGCGACCCGCATAGCCGCAACCTGCAACTCAAGCCGCTGGCCGAGCGCTGGCTGAACTGGCCCCCGGAAGAGCGGGACGCCGTTGACGAGTGGGTCAAGACGCATAAGAAGGAGCTGCTGGAGCTATTCTTCACCAAGCCGTTTCGGCCGGGCGCGTATATCGGCTATGCCCCCGGAGACCTCGTGGAACCCTATGCCTGCGGCGATACTGATCGCACGCTGGCGCTGTTCAAGGATGCTTGGAGCTATGTCGTCAACAATGGAATGCTCGGCGCATACCAGCGAGAGCAGCAAGTCATGCCAATCTTCCTTGACAACGAGCGCAAGGGAATTAGGGTGGATATGCTCGCTCTGCGACGCGACGTTTCCGCATATCGAACCTTTGCGGGGGCATCTGATCAATGGCTGCGGAAGAGGCTCAAAGCGCCGGACCTTAGTCTTGACAACGATCGCGATGTTGCGGCGGCTTTCGCGAAAGCAGGCATCGTCAGAGACGAAGACTGGACCCTGACAAAGGAAGGGCACCGCAGCGTCTCCAAGGTCAACCTGACGCCGGATATGTTCCAGGACCCCCGTGTGGCGGCGGCGTTCGGCTACCGCAACCGGCTGATGACTTGCCTTAAGATGTTCATGGAGCCATGGCTGGAGCAGGCAACGCGCCGTGGTGACGGCTACATCTCCACCAACTGGAACCAGATCCGCAGCGAGCGCGGCGGCACCCGCACCGGGCGGCCCAGCACAAGCGACCCCAACTTCCTCAACATCAGCAAGTCGTGGGACAACAATGATGACGGCTACGCGCACCCGAAGCACCTTAAAGTTGATCCCCTGCCACTTGTACGGCGGTACTTACTTGCGGACGAGGGCGAGCAATGGCTGCACCGCGACTATAACGGTCAAGAACTTCGTATTCTTGCGCATTACGAAGACGGGCCGCTTATGCAGGCATATCGGGAAGATCCATGGCTGGACGTGCATCAGCACGTCGCCGATCTTATCGAAAACAAGACTGGCAAATCCTTCACTCGCAAGAACGTCAAGATCGCCAACTTTAGGATTATCTACGGCGGTGGCGCTCCGGCCACGGCAGCAGGGATTGGCTGCTCGTTATCAGAGGCGAAAGAACTGCTTGAGGCCCATGGAGCGGCACTACCTAGCATCAAAGGGCGTGGCGGTCTTACTGAGCAGATAAAGGCGATGTCCAAGCGTGGCGAGCCAATCGTCACATGGGGCGGGCGAGAGTACTACGCGGAGCCACCCGGCTTCTCTAAGAAGCATGGCCGCGTCATGGACTTTGACTATAAGCTGCTGAATTATGAGTGCCAAGGGTCCGCCGCAGATATAACCAAGCAAGCGATGATCAACTACTCCAATCACCCGAAGCGTAAGGGCCGGTTTCTTGCCCAAGTGTACGACGAAATGAACGCGTCTTCCGGGCCGAACCCCAAGGCGGAGATGGCCGTGCTGCGCGAGAGTATGGAGGTCATATCAGAGCAGCTTGACGTGCCGCTGCTGAGTGAGGGTAAGTGGGGGCCGTCGTGGGGCGAGCAAAAGAAGTTTGAGGAGGGTGCGTCTAAATATGAGAGGACGCTTGAACTATGCGGTTCATCATAGCCTATCTGGCAATCGTGTTTTCGTTACTTGGCATCGTCGCCGTTATAGCAATGGGGAAAGGAATTCATTATGTCAGCTCCTCAGTTGACAAGCTGGAGTTACAGCCGGTATGCGGACTACAAGATGTGTCCGCTGTACTTCAAGCTCAAGCACCTGGACAGAATCAAGACGCCCGGCTCTGCTGCTATGAACCGGGGCAGCGATATCCACAAGGAAGGTGAACTCTACTTGCGCAAGGCCAGCGCCCCCGGCGCGGGGCGGGTTACGGTGCCTAAGAGCTACAGCAACTTCGCTGACCAGATGAAGGAGCTCGCCAAGCTGAACCCCACGATGGAACAGCAGTGGGGCTTCACGCGGGAGTGGGCACCGTGCGCCCCCCGCCCCAACGATCCGCACGGCTGGTTCGCCAAGGACACTTGGCTGCGCATCGTGTGCGACGTCAGCGTGGTGTACCCGGACGGCACCGCTGAGGTTATTGACTTCAAGACCGGCCGCATGTACGACACCAACGAGGAACAGGTTGAACTGTTCAGCGGCGGCAGCTTCATGAAGTTTCCCAACGTCAAGAAGGTCACGGCGCGGCTGTGGTATCTGGACGTGGACGGCGACAACGAAGTCATTCGGGAGTACACCGACAAGGACTTCGCCGCCATCAAGAAGGACTGGGAGAAGAAGATTCGCCCCATGTTCAACGACCGCAAGTTCGCGCCCACGCCTAACCGGCGCTGCGGCACCTGCCATTTCCGCAAGGACAACGGCGGCCCGTGTAAATTCTAGAGGAGAAGACTATGAAGAACGTAATGGTTGACCTTGAAACGCGCGGCAACGTACCCGGCTGCATCTACATGAGCCTCGGCGCTGTCGCGTTTGATCTGCAAACGGGCGAGATGGACGCGGGCATCTACCACGTCGTCCACTTGAGGACGGCGATGGAGGCCTTCCTGTTCGAACAAGCGGACACGATGACGTGGTGGAAGAAGCAGGAGGCCGCCGCCCGCAAGGTCCTGGAGGAGTGTGAGGACCCTGCCGTAGCGATATCACTTACCGACAGTCTACGCACCATGAACGCCTACGTCATCAAGCACGGCGGGTTCAAGGACTGCAAGGTCTGGGGCAACGGTAGTGATTTTGACAACGCCATCCTGGCCTCGGCGTACGAAGCAGTGAAGATGAAGCCCGCGTGGGCGTTCTGGAATAACCGCTGCTACCGCACGTGGAAGAACCTACCCGGCGCACCCGCGTTGAAGCGGCGGGAGGGCACCTACCACAACGCTCTTGACGATGCGCGAACGCAGGCGGTGCATCTGATTGAAATCAACCGCAGCCTGTTCAATGGAGGAAATTGATGTCTACGGAATATGCGCGTGCAAAAAGTGCCACGATCATCAGTAAAGTTCACGCGGATGCGGCGCGGGAGGACTACGCGCAGAGCCTGCGTGACGCCGCCGACGTCAGGGTACAGCCCACGATAATCGGTGAAATGCTGCACGGTATTGAAGAAATTGCCAGCGACGTTTATCGCTTGCAGTGCCGTATCAACAGCATCGCCGATCGCAACTTCGGTACGCAGCCGGAAGGCCATGTTGAGTCAAAGGCAGCGCCGCAGCCCGAGGGCGACGTGTATTTTCTACTGGAACGCATTAAGCAATTGCGCGCCAGCGTGGAAGGCACGCACGCTGCCCTGAACCGGCTGAGCCCGCTCGCTGGCTAGTGCGTAAGGAGAAATCCTTTGAGCGTTCGGCATCCCGTAAAGCCCTTGAGCGCTACGGGGTGCCGAACATCAAGCTGTTCCACGCGGGCGGGGAAACGGGGTGGCCCGACCGCTGCTATTTCATTCCGGGCGGAAAGCCGCTATACATTGAGTTCAAATGGCCGGGGGAGGTGCCCGGCCCCAGACAGGTCTACATTCACAACATGCTGAGGGGTTTAGGTTATGAAGTCTGCTGGTGCGACAATGAGGAAAGCGCCCTCGCGGCTATCGCCGCAGCAGTGGAAGCCGCACGGCTACCAGAAGAAGGCGCTAAAGCACCTCGTGGAAAACGGGGCCGCCGCACTCTTCCTTGACCCCGGCATGGGTAAGACAAGCGTTACGCTCGCCGCCTTTGAGTGGCTGAGGCGGCGCAAGGTCGCCAACCGTATGCTCGTAATCGCCCCGCTGCGCGTGTGTCACTTGGTCTGGCCCGCCGAGGTGAAGGAGTGGAAGGACTTCCAGCACCTCAAGGTCGCTGTGCTGCACGGCAAGAACAAAGAGGAGTTGCTGCAAAGTGACGCAGACATATTCGTCATCAACCCCGAGGGGCTAGAGTGGTTGATATTCGGAGGTAAGGGTAGAAGCTTCTCAAGCCGCCGTTGGCGAGACTTGGGTATCGACACTCTTGTCATTGATGAGCTCACCAAGTTCAAGCATTCTAAGGGGGTGCGGTTCAAGGCCCTTAAAACCGTTCTTGAAACCTTCTCCCGCCGCTGGGGCCTTACCGGCACGCCAGCGCCGAACGGACTTCTTGACCTCTTTGGCCAGATGTACGTCCTTGACCTCGGCAATGCGCTTGGCCGCTTTATCACGCACTATAGAATGCGATATTTTGTCAACCCTGATGGGCAAGGATGGAAGTGGGTTCTTCAGCACGGCGCTGCCGAACTTATCTATGAACGAATTAAGCCTTTGGCCCTCCGCATGTCCGCCGAAGACTACCTCGAACTTCCAGAGATCGTACCACTTAAAATACGCGTGGACCTACCCGGCCCGGTACGGAAACTCTACGATCAGCTAGAGGAAGACGCTCTCGCCCAACTGGAAGAGCGTACCATAACGGCGGCCAACGCGGCAGCGGTAAGTACCAAACTCCGCCAGATCGCAAACGGGGCGCTCTACGTGGATGACGATGTGGCGGCGCTCGTGAAGGGTAGCCGCCGCAGCGTTATGCAGCTACACGAGGCCAAATTGGACGCCGTGGAGGAGTTGCTTGACGAGCTACAGGGCCAGCCGCTGTTCCTGGCCTATGAGTTCAACCATGACTTGGAGGCGTTGCAGCGCCGCTTCAAGGACGTGCCGGTTATCGGCGGCAAGGGCGGGCTGGCGGCCGACAAAAAGATTGAAGCGGCGTGGAACGCGGGGGAACTGCCGCTGCTACTCGGCCAGCCCGCCAGCGTGGGCCACGGCCTGAACTTGCAGAAGGGCAACGCCGCGCATGTGGGCTGGTTCTCCATGTTCTGGGACCTGGAGCTCTACGACCAGTTCCTACGCCGCGTGCGGCGGCAGGGGAACAAGGCGGCCCGTGTGTTCAACTATCACTTCATGGCGAACGATACCATGGATGATACGATCTATCACGTGCAGCGCAGCAAGGAGCGCGGGCAGAACGCGCTGTTTGAAGCGTTGAAGCTACGGAGGCGGTGATGGTAAAAGGCGTTAGAGGAAAGGACAAGCGCGGGCACTACGCGAATGTTGTAACCAAGGACACGCCGATTGGTTTGAAGGAAGGGGAGCAGTTCGTGCTTGTGGACAGATACTCCACCGTCCCCAACCCGGCGCGCAAGTGGTGGCAAGTGTGGAAGCCCGCTAGAATTTCTACGCCAGTACGCATCTACACGGTTACGCGGGTCTGGGAATAGTTCTTGCATCGTTTCAATTCTGGACTTATTTGAAGTGCGGACAGGAGGAATTCGTGGCAAGGAAGTCAACAGCCAAGGGCGGTCCCAAGCTGCCCTTTCGCATCGCCAATACTGCGGCGTACATCGCCAAGCCGCTCATCGCATGTGAGCGCTTCAACGGCGGCTACCTTTGCCTCGTCTACTCCTTTGCCCGTGAGTGCGTGGAAGACTACATGGTCTTTGACGCGCAGATCGGCCCCGACAAGCAGTTCAATATCGTAACGCCCGAGAGCGAAGGCGTTATGAATGATATCACGCCTAGCCACCTCCAGCACATGCGGGCGGCGGCGCTTAGGCTTGGTGCCAGTCCTGAGGCCGTCAGGATGCTCCACGATCTGGAGCCGTTTAAGAAGAAGGAGATTGAAGACATGGCATCGAAACTGTCCAAGAAGGCCGACGCCAAGGCCGAGAAGCCCGCCAAGGAGCCGAAGGCCCCCAAGGCTGAGAAGCCTGCGAAGGCCGCCAAGGAGGCCGCGCCCAAGAAGGGCAACGCCGAGGCGCTCAAGAAGGCGCGCGAGGCACGGGCCGAAGCCGGGCCGGACGTCCGCAAGCTCAAGATTCTTGAGAAGGACAACCCGTACCGCGAGGGCTCCAACCGCGCCGCCAGCTTCGATGCTCTGAAGGGCGCGAAGACCGTTCAGGACTACAAGGACGCGGGCGGCAAGGCCAAGTACCTGAGCCGCTGGGCCGAAGAGGGCCGCATTCAGCTCGGCTGATCTTGCAGCAACTGAACTCTATGGCCGGGCGTATTTCGCGACCCGGCCATAGAAGTCTCTACGGGGGACTCACATGTTCACAGTCATTAAGCTGGGCGGTTGCAACGGCAGCGGCAAGACGAGCGTGGCCCGCGCTCTGCTGAGCAGCCTACCCTTCTCGGCCGGTAAGGCGCGCAAGCCGCAGAAGTACGTCGCCAAGATGCAAGACGGGGTGGAGGTCCACATACTCGGCAGCTACGAGAACACCTGCGGCGGCATGGACACGATCAGCGACAAGGAAGACCGGCTGGCGCTGCTCAAGGAATCCTGCAAGCCGGGCCGCATCATATTCTACGAAGGGCTTATCACCGGCAAGACCTACGGCGCTATGGGGGAGCTCAGCGAGAAGCACGTGGAGAAGGGCAAAGGCCGGTGGATCTATGCCTTCATGGACACACCCTTTGAAGTCTGCGTGGAGCGCGTGCTGAGTCGCCGCGCCGCCGCTGGCAACGGCAATCCCTTTGACCCTGAGCGCACAATGCGCCCGACGTTCAACAGTTGCGTTCGCCTTGAGGAGAAGCTGCGCAAGGGCGTGCTACCTGGAGACCTCGGCTGGAAGCATCCGGTACTCTCCCTCCCCCACAAGAAGAAGCCCGACAAGCTGGCGCAGCTAGTGCTGAACACGGCTATGGAGCTCCACTATGACGCGCGGTAAGTCCAAGAAGCCGAAGACCCGCGCCAAGGACCTTGCCAAGTTCATGATCAAGCGGGAGGACCACCGGCTCTACAAGATCGGTGAGAAGTCCAAGCGGCTTTTCAAGCCGGACCCCATTATCAGCGCCTACCGCTTCTGCAATGTGCGGCGTGAGGACGACCGCGTCACCAAGTGGATATCGAAGAACTACCGCGCCCGCTGGGCCACCGACCCTTACCTATGGTTCGCCCTCGCAGTGGCGCGGCTGTTCAACAAGCCTACTACGCTGGAAGCCATCCACCGGGCCGTGCTGCCGTTCAAGCCAGAGGACATGCGTGGTGCGCTGTACGATCTACGCCAGGAAGGTTCCATATTCAACGCCGCATACATAGTCAGCACGAACGGCCTTTCCATGGACAAGGTTGACTACGTGATTGACAATATCCTCAAACCGCTATGGGATATGCGGGATACGATAACGGAGTCCATCAAGGACGCTTGGCTTGAGGATATTCACTACGTGCTGAGCCAGCAGAACGGTCTCGGCAGCTTCCTTGCGGCGCAGATCGTAGCCGACTTGAAGTATGCGCCGCCGTGGTACAGTGCGAAGCTGGAAATACCGACGAAGCATGCTCCGGACTGGTATAGCTTCGCCGCTCCGGGGCCGGGGAGCCGTAGAGGGCTCAACCGCGTCTTTGGCCGGGAACCCGGTGCCGCACAGAGCCCTAGTCGGTGGAAGGCCGACCTTGAGCTCCTGTGGCGGGAACTTGCCCCGTTGCTCCCGATGTATATCGGAGCTAAGTTGCACATGCAGGATCTGCAAAACTGCTTGTGTGAGTTCGACAAATACGAGCGCGCCCGCTTAGGGGAGGGCCGCCCGAAGCAACGGTATGTCCCCCGCAAGAAGGAGAAATAGACATGGCGATCTACTGCGTTACCGTCCGCAACGTCAACGAGGCTTTGGGCCAAGGGATTAGCTGGCTTGCCGGGCCAATGGGCGTTGAGGAGCCGAGCCGCAACGGGCCGGTGCGCGTCAGCCCGTACCCCGTCGTCACCACATACGCGAACCCCGCCGAGCGCGTGCTGTTCAGCCCCATGCGGGACGCCAACCCGTTCTTCCATCTATTTGAGGCGCTGTGGATGCTGGCCGGGCGCAACGACCTGCCGTGGCTGGTCCAGTTCAACAAACGCTTTGCCACGTACAGCGATGACGGCGGTCAGACGCAGCCGGGCGCATACGGCTACAGGTGGCGCGAGTATTTCGGCTATGACCAGCTCAACGTCATAATTGATGAGCTCAAGAGCAACCCGACCACGCGGCGGGCGGTCCTCGCCATGTGGGACGGTGGTCAGTACGAAGAGCTGGACGGCGGCGGCGGCGGCCGCGAACACTCCCACCATAAGGGCGGTGACCTTGCCGCCGCCATCAGCGGCAGTGCCGACGTCCCGTGCAATACTCACGCCTACTTCCGCGTGAACGGCGGCAAGCTGGACCTCACGGTGCTTTGTCGCAGCAACGACATTCTGTGGGGCGCCTATGGCGCGAACGCCGTTCACTTCTCCGTGCTGTTGGAGTATGTGAGTATCGCGGCGGGCATTCCGATGGGGCAGTATCACCAGTTCAGCAATAATTATCACTATTACACGGAGGTCGTTGGCGAGAAGTACCGCGCGCTTGAAATGGCGGTGGATGCCAAGGCCAGCGACCACTACCGCACGCGTTATCTGCGCCCGATGCCCCTTATGATGAGTCGTGAGCTATTTGACGTTGACTTGCAGCACTTCATGCGCTGGGAGCCCGGTATGGTTAAGGACTTCACCGAGCCCATGTTCAGGGAGGTGGCCGTCCCCATGCGGCTGGCGTGGGCGGCGCACAAGGAGAAGGACTACAAGGCCGCGCTGGCGGCGGCGTACACGATCAGCGCGCCCGACTGGCGGCAGGCGTGCATTGAATGGCTTGAGCGCCGAGAGCTCAGCCATCTGCGGAAGCAGGAGGCGGCATGAAGCACTATGTCTGGTTCCGCGTGTTCGGAGGGGGCGAGGTGTGGGTTGCCCCCGAGGACGTGGAGGGCGTGCTGACCCCGCCCGACGTTAACGACGGCGCGGTATTGCTGATGCGCAGCAGCAGCCGCATTGCCGTTGATCACCCGACCACATGGGTGATGGAGCAACTGCAACCGAAGGTGCAATGATGCTGAATTCACAGCTATTGAAGGCGCAGCTTGAATTCGTACGTAACGGCGGGGAAACCCGCCGGTACCACACGGTCGTCACGCTGCAACAGAACACCGTCGGCCACCACAGCTATAACGTGGCGTGGCTGGTCTGGCTGCTGACGCCCGGCTGGGCAACGGCGGCGCGCTTCCGGCTGGTCATGGCCGCCCTAGCGCACGACATAGCCGAGCATGAGGTGGGGGACATGCCCGCCCCCGCCAAGCGCGAAATGGGGATACGGGACCTGTTCGGCCGCCACGAGGCCACGTTGCTCAACGAGGTGCAACTGCACTTTGAAGACAATATGGACCCTGAGGAAAAGCGGGTCCTAAAGCTGGCCGACGCGCTGGATGGGGCCTATTTCTGCCTTAGTGAAGCGGCGCTGGGCAACCGGCGCATCGGGCAGGTCTTCATGAACTTCCGTTCCTACGTGGAGGAGTTCGCCCCGTTCAACGACACTGAAGACGAGCTCATTACCTACCTTGACAACGCATGGGGAAGATTCAATGGCAAGTGAAGCAAACGATCGCCAAGTGGGCGGAGATCATTACGCTGGTCAATATCAGCATTGGGACTTCACCCGCGAGGTGCTGGGGAACCATTATCTGCGCGGCAACGCCACGAAGTATCTGAGCCGCTGGCGCAAGAAGAACGGCTTGGAGGACTTGAACAAGGCGCTGCACTACATGGAGAAGGCGCGGGAAACGCACGTGGACGCCGTCAACGATTGGCGGGGGCCGGGCAGCTTCATGATGTTCGCCCTGCTGCGCTTTGCCGAGGCCAACGAGCTCACCTACCGCGAGGTGAGGATCATCCTGCTGGTCCTTGACGCGGCGTGGGAAAAGGCTGTCCACGAAACGCGGAAGCTAATAGAGGACAACACTCCGTGTCCGGCCGCCGTTATGCCGGAACTGAAAGACCCTATGATAATATTGAACGCTGAAGAAGCAGAGATGCTGTACTCTGGCACCTTGCCGCCCGCTGCTGAGATACTCCGGCGACGGGCGAAGCCCAGAGTTATTCTGGACCCCGACCAGTAGCTACTTGTACGGCCCGAACATGCTATAGACGAAGGCGGCAAGCGCCACGATCCACGGCATGTACTCCTTTAGGAAGTTCGCCAACTTGAACGCGCCGTCCTGCTGGGCGGCGCGTATTTCTACGGACGTTATACGCTGCTCTATACCAGCGACCGTTTCACGTAGATCTGCCATTTGCTCCTCACGTGCTTTGAACCAAGTGATTTCATCCCGCATCTCTTGAATACGCGCCCCCTGCGATTCAATAGTGTTTGACAGCCGACGAAGCGTATCGCTTATCTGCTGCATGGCGAGGATCTGGGCCTGCTCGGCAATAGTCTTGTCGGGCTTTGGCACCATGATGTCCAGCGGCGGGAAGTCATCTGACATCTGGTTCCTCCAGCTCTACGGTCAGTCCCTCTTGACGTTCGTGCCAAGTAATCAGGTCATCAAGCTGCAACGCAACGGCGTCGGCTTCGCGCATTATGGCGGCGGCGATTGGGAAAGGTACGCACCAAAGTCCTTCACCGCAGGGCGCTTTAGCAGATTCGCGGGCGGCTTCGGCGGGGCTGGGCACGGCGGCGGGGAGGCGGCTACCGGGACTTCTTTGTGAGAGCAGCCGCTCGTAGCGGGCATTAAGGCCAGCAAGATGAGCAATATGCTCAGCGTCACTCTGTTCATTGATTTTCCTTTCCTTGTACTCGCGCTGTAGGCGGCGCTTAGCCGCTGCCGTGTACGCCTCAGCCGTGGCCTGCTTAACGGCGGCCATTTGCGCAACAGCCTCGGCCTTCATGCGCTCAATGACATCACCCCGGTGCAGCCACAGCCCGAAGAACAGCGCCGCCAGCGCCACCGGAACCAGCTTCACCCACGGTGGAATTATGAAGTCACTCAATTTCACTCTGCGCCCCCTTCGCTTTTGCCCTGGCTACACCCGTGTCCTTAGCGGCGACGCCAAGGCCGCCAGCCGCTAAGACTGCTGCGACGCCGGTGCCGAACTCCACCGGGCTGAACGCCTGCCGCAGCACGAATATTGCGATCCCTTGGTAGGTGACGTGGGCGAGTACCGCGACTCCCCACAGCACCCGACCAAGTTCAACCTCGCCGCTTAACCCCCTTAGCATCGGGGCGAGGCGGGCGAACATCAGGGATAATCCTTCCAGGGCAGTTGCCAGTGCGGCCCATCCTTGAAGGTACGCCAGTCGCCACCCCATTCAATCGGTACGCCTTCCGCAGCGGCAGCGGCTTTTACGATCTCCGCAAGCTGGTAGTATAAAGGCCAGTCCCACCGCACCTCGCCAGCTATCAGCGGTGCAAGGTCAACCGCGTGGCCGTTCAGGTGGCGGCTTTTCATGGTCTTGGTCGCGCGCTTTGCGAACAGTTGCTTCTGCCGCTCCAGCGTGCGCAGCCCCTCCAGCACTGTGAAGTCTATGTTTGACATGGCGGCGGCGCGCTTCACGACCCGAACGAGGTCCGGGTGGACGCCTTCCAGCCGCGCAAGGCTGCGCTGGCCTAGTGTGATACTCATTGCGGTTCCTCCTGGGAGTTGGTGCTGCGCCCGGCAAGGCCGCCGAAGCCGCGTGCGGTAAGGTTCTTGAAGCCGTTGGCAAAGGCCCGGATACGCTCCTCCCGCACGCCACGGGCGCGGAGCTCACCCAGCGCGCGGTCCAGCATCGCCGGATCCGTGGCGCTGCGCACCATGTCCTCCGCTGTACGAGCCGAAATACCGAGCCGCTGCATAAAGCCGACCAGCGCCCGGCCCTGCACGACGGGGCTGCTGCTCACAACGCCGATGGCGCTGATCAGGGCGTCCCCGGCATGGTCGTCCGCCGTACCGGCCCGGCCCGGCGCTACGCGCTGTCCGGTGCGGACGCGAGTGGCCTCGGCTTCCATGCGCTGCCCGAGGTTCGTAGCGTCGTCGGGACCTAGCAGCGCGACACTCCTTGCCGCCTGTTCCGTGTCGCCACTCAGTTTCTCAGCGACGTTTACCGCCGCTTGCGGGTTGCTGGCCGCCGCCTGCACCTGCCGCCGCGCCGTGGCACGGGCGAGTTCCCGCTCGCTGGGCTGGGTAGTAACCTGATCCGGGCCACGCGCCAGCCTGTCAATGTTAACCGTCTGCGTGGTGAGCTCGTCGGTGTCCTTCATGGCGGCAGCAGCATTGAACGGGCCTCGGCTGCCGCTGATGCGTTCGCCGCTTATGGTCTCCAGCTCCGGGAACTTGTTCTTCAACGCAATCGCCATGTCGCGGATCTGGTTGCGGCCGAGCTGATTGGCGCTGGCGCTGATTGAGTTGCCACGCTCCAGATACACAGACTCAATCTTGGCGGTGCGACCGTCGGGCGAAATGGTGACGCTGCCTGCGATGGCGTCGTCAGGGTTGTCGCCAACGATGCGAACGCGGTGCGTCATAGCGCCTTCCTCTACGGAAGCGCCCGGCACGCTACGGGCAGGTGTGCTGCCCATCACCACTACCTCGGCGTCGCTCGGGCGAATTGCACCGGGGGTACGGATCTCCGGCCGCTCGTTACTCAGCCGCGTAGCGTCTATAACGAAGTTGTCGGTGTCGCCCTTTAGGAAGTCCTCACCGAGCTCCGCCGCGTTGATGCGGGCGCTGTTGCGCTCAAAGTTCGCAGTAGCTTGGCCGTACCGCTCACTGCTGGCGCGGGCGGCGTCGCGTATCTGGCGGCCAAAGCCGCGTAGAATCTGCGCGCGGCGGTTGTCGCCTTGCCGGGCCGCTGCTTCGGCCGCGCCGTTCAGCCGCTCGCTGACCTTATCCGCCATGCCAGCCGTGAAGGCGGGCGGCTCGGCGGCCGTGATGCCAAGCTGGCGCATCGCGCTCTGTTGCGCGGCGGGGCTCAGGCCCTGTAGCTCAGGCGGAATGGGCGGCGTGTCCGGGCTTCTCGTCCAGCGCAGCAGAGCAGCAAGGGCGTCCCTGCCTTCGCCGGGCGGCTCGAGCATCATAGCGGCGCGGATGGCATTCTGCCCCTCCCGCGTTGCGAGAACCGGCTTGAGTTCCTCTGCCGGTACCGCGTCACCGCGGGCAGCGGTATATTCACGATCGCCCTGAACGCGCCGCTGTTCCGTAAGTTCGCGGTTGATCTGCACCGGATTGC